TAAATATCATTCTTTTGATAGACCTACTGAAGTTTATGATGCATTAGAGTTCTGGGGTAAAGTAAGTGGGAAAATGTTACGTGAGTGGGGATTAGAAGAAGATGTACCTGATGAAGCACAAGAATATGACGCAAATGTATGGGTAGTTGGAAATTATATTATAAAAGCGGTGTTAAATTATGACCCATTAGGTGAAAAACCATATTGCAAAACTTCTTTTATTAAAACTCCAGGATCATTCTGGGGTAAAGGAATACCAGAAGTTATAGAAGATTTACAAAATATATGTAATGCATCAGCAAGAGCATTAGTTAATAACATGGGAATTTCTTCAGGTCCACAAGTTGAAGTGAATCTAGAACGTATACCTCCTAATGAAGATATAACACAAATGCATCCTTGGAAGATATGGCAGGTTACAAATGATCCATTAGGGTCAAGTTCTCCTGCGGTTAAATTTACTCAGCCAGATGATAATGCAACTACATTAATGGCTGTATATGAAAAATTTAGTACTTTAGCTGATGACCACTCGGGGATACCATCCTACGTATCAGGTGACATTAATGTAAAGGGGGCCGGACGTACAGCATCTGGGCTATCTATGCTAATGGGATCTGCCGGTAAAGGTATACGTCAAGTAGTTATGCATATTGATTCTGATGTTATTAAACCTGTTGTAAATAGACAGTTTATTTACAACATGCGATATGATGAAGATCAAAGTATTAAGGGAGACTTACAGGTTATCCCACGCGGAGCAATTAACTTAGCTGTTAAAGAAACAGTTAATGTCCGCAGAATTGAATTTCTTAACGCAACTGCTAATGAGATTGACATGGAGATCATCGGTAAAGATGGTCGTGCTGCACTCTTACGTGAAGTTGCAAAAAGTTTACAAATGCCTGTTGATCAAATTGTACCATCTCGGGAACAACTCGGGTTTGAAGCTAGGGAAGAAACTAAAATGGCAATGCAGCAAATGCAACAACCACAGCAAGCTACACCTACACAACCAGACGGGAGTCCCAAAGGCGGTATGGATGGCAACACAGTAAGTAATAGAGATACTGGAGGTGGAGGTTGATTAGACCTGAACCACATATTATCCATGCTTTAGCAGTAACGGTAAGGCAACATCCTGAACTCCTTGATTGGCTGCAGGAATGGCATGACCATGAATTAAAGCAATTACCTAACGTAACAACAAATGTGGCACTTGCTCAGGGGCGGTGTCAAATTTTAGGTGAACTCGTAAGAGTCACAAAAGAGTCCCCTGAAGTAGCAGCAAAGTCTATAAAGGCAGCTGTTTAACGCACACCGATAGGAGCGTATTATGTCAACATTACCAAAGCAAGTTCAAAAGCAATCTGAGGCAGTACAAGAGTTATATAAAGAACTTAATAAAGATCAAGAACAGGCACAGGATAAAAGTGCCGATGTTGGAGTATCTGTAGAAGAAAATGCCGACAGTGTAGAAGAGCAAGCAGTTCAGTCTGAGCCACAAGAGCAAGTGGCTGCAGAGAACCAAGAAAACGAAACAGTTGAACAAAGATATAAGACCTTACAAGGTATGTATAATGCAGAAGTCCCAAGGCTACATGCTGACAAACGGGATTTGTCTAACCGGGTAAGTCAACTTGAACAATTACTTTCAACTATGCAACAACAACCAGAAAAAATAGAAAAACCTATATCTGAAGAACCTGCACCTAAATTAGTAACAGATGCAGATGTAGCAGAGTATGGTGAATCTATTGAGGTTATGAGGCGTGTAAGTAAAGAAGAAACTTTAGTAGCACAAAAAAAGCTTGAAGCTTTAGAAAAACAAATAGAATCTTTACAATCTAATGTTATACCTAGAGTAGAACAAGTTGCTGCTAGTCAAGTTAAAACCTCGGAACAGGCTTTTTGGTCTGAATTATCTACGACTGTACCAGATTGGAGAGATACAAACGGTAACCAAGATTTTCAAAATTGGTTACTAGAGATTGATCCTTTAACTGGAATTAGTAGACAAACTTATTTAGAAGATGCACAGCGTAATCTAGATGTAGGAAGAGTCTCTAATTTTTTTAATGCTTGGAAAGAAAATAATGGTGGTGTGTCTAATGCTCAGTCAAATCGGAAGGCTCAATCTTCTGCCGAATTAGAACGTCAGGTTTCTCCAGGTAAAGGTAAATCAACTGGTAAACCACAATCTAATTCTAGTAAAACTTATTCTCCTAACGATATAAAATCATTTTTTGATGATGTACGTATAGGTAATTATAAGGGTAAAGAAGAAGAGCGTGACCGAATAGAACGCGACATTTTTGCTGCACAGCGAGAAGGTCGTATTGTCACGGCAACAACTTAAACAGGAGGCCTAAATGGCATTCGCAACTTCACCGGGACACCCTACGTATTCCGGAAATTTTATACCTGAAATTTGGTCAGGGAAGTTGGTTGAAAACTTTTACGATGCAACCGTATTGGGCGCAATCGCAAATACTGCATATGAAGGCGAGATTAAAAACATGGGTGACACGGTTAATATCCGTACTACCCCTGATATTACTCTCCGTACATATGTAAAGGGTCAATCTTTAACGGTTGAAAACCCTAATAAAGCCAAACTCCAACTTCTAATCGACAAAGGCGAATACTTCGCTTGTGTTGAAGATGATGTTGACCAAGTTCAATCAGATGTAAATATGATGGATCAATGGTCTAAAGACGCTTCAGAGCGTATGAAGATTAAAATTGATACTCGTATTTTAGCTGATGTTTTAGCAGATGTTTCATCTGACAACAAAGGAGCTACCGCAGGACGAATCACCGATAATAATTTAGGTGTGACTAGTTCTCCAATAGCTATGACTACAAGCAATGTTATCGGCAAGATCGTTGACTTAGGTACTGTATTAGATGAAGCAAACTGCCCTGAATCAGATCGTTGGTTAGTTATCCCAGCTAAATTTGCTGGTTTAATTAAACAATCTGATTTAAAAGACGCATCTATTACAGGTGATGGACAATCTCCATTACGTAATGGACGTCTCGGCATGATCGACCGTTTTACGGTTTATGTTAGTCACAATATATCTTTATCAAGTTCTGAATTTAGTGTATTGGCTGGACATAAAATGGGAATCACATTCGCATCTCAGATGACGAATATGGAAACCATTCGATCAGAAACAACTTTTGGTGATATTATCCGCGGCCTGCAAGTTTATGGCTTCAAGGTAGTAAAACCTGAAGCCCTTGCAACTTTAGTTTGTACACTATAACCCAGGAGGAATAAGATATGGCAGCATATACAGACACCGTTGGGTTTAACAAAGGTTCAGCGGCTTTAAGTTCTAACAAAGGTTTACATAAAACTTCTTTAGTTGAAGTAGATCTTAATTTTGTAACAATAACTGCAGATCGTGCAGCAGCGAGTCTTTCGGCTTTAGCTGCTACTGACACTTTACAGATTATCCAAGTTCCAGCTAAGACATTTGTTATAGCTGTTGGTATTGATGTTACTACGGCTGATGGCACTGCCAGCACCGTTGACATTGGTACAACTGGTGGTGATCCAGATGGCTTTATTAATGGTCATGATTGTAATGCAGTCGGTTCAGCGGTATCTACCAACAACACACTTGTTGAAGGTACACCTAATACTTTTGAACCAGCATTCGGTAATGGACATTACTTTGCCACTGCTGACACAATTGATATGTTATTCATCACTGCTCCGCAGGATGCATCAGTCATGCGTGTTTGGGCGTTAATGGTAGACGTTTCAGGCGGTGCTTCGTAGTAGTTATTAATTAGTAACCCGTAGGGGGCGTCAAAACCCCCTACACTTTTAAAAGGAAATATTATGTCACAACGAATAGATCATAGGGGTATAGCAGTTGATGATGAAAGATGGCTGCGTAATAAAAAGGATGGTGAAATATATGGCTGGAATGAAATTATTGCAGAAAATCCTAATGTTGAAGAAGTAACTAAGGAAGAAGCATTCCCAGAAAAGTTTGTGCCCAAAGCACAGAAAAAAAGAAAACCAATATTAAGTCTTAAAACTAAAGATGTGCCTAAAGCACCACCTCGTACTATACCTGAGTTAAGTGAGGAAGCATCTAAGGGATTACCTAAGTGACCCCAGCTACTATAGTTACAGAGGTAAGACGATTACTACAAGATTCAGCTACTACACAAAGATATTCTGATACTGTTCTTATAGGATTTGTGAACCAAACTTTAAAGCGTATAGCTTTATTAAGACCAGATTTATTTGCTAGGCAAACTACAATGACTTGTGAAACTAATGCTGTAGTACAGTCTGCTCCAAATGATTCTTATCGTATGATGGATGTATTTTCAGTTGTTAGTGGTGCTGGCGTAACAGAAACAACAAGAGAACAATTAGATCATGCCCGACCAACTTGGGTAAGTGATACTGCAGCTGCTACTGAAAACTGGATGAGACATTTACGGAACCCAAATAAATTTTTTATATATCCTAAATCCCCAGCTGGGCAACAATTAAATATTGAATATGCGCAAACACCAATAGATTATGCATCTGGGGATACAATACTTTTTATTCCAGAAACTTATTTCCCGTCAATTGTAGATGGAACT